ATGTCTATCAATGAAGCCTGAATGGGGTGAGTTGGTTGCATCTCTATTTCCTTTAACACAAACTTTACAACCAAAAGAAATGTATAAGTTGTATATTAGTGTTATTCCAAAAGGTAAATACTTTTTGAAATATATAAAAGGAAAATCAGAGGATAAATACGAACAATTCATAGTTGACTTATTAAAGAAAGAATACGATTGTTCGGAAAATCAAGCAATAGATTATTTAGAAGTTCTTTATTCAACAAGAGAAGGTAGAGAATATATGAAATATGTTTGTGAAAAATACGGTATAGATAAAAAACAAATAACTAAATTGAAACTTAAGATATAATTTGGTAAATCCAATTATTTGTCTTATATTACAGTTATTATGGCAAGAGTATCATTTTCACAATATAGTATGTGGCATAGTTGTCCACAACAATATAAATTAGCATACATAGATAAGTTGGGTGAATCATCATCAAACATTCATTCAATCTTTGGAACTGCAATGCATGAGACACTCCAAAACTATTTGGAGAAGTGTTTAAGAATATCAAAGTCACAAGCTGACAAGATGATTGACTTAAACGAATATCTAAAAGAAAGAATGAGAGATGCATATCTTAAAGAAACCGAAGGTGAAATAGGAAATACTACAATATGCACCAAAGAAGAAATGGTAGAGTTTTTAGAAGATGGAAATGTTTTATTAGATTGGTTTCAAAAACCCAAAAACTTTAACAAATTCTTTTCGTTAAAACACGATGAGTTGGTAGCAATTGAACAACCTATAAACACAAAGATTTCTGAGAATGTAAACTTTATGGGTTTCATAGATTTAATTATCAGAGATACATTTACAGGCAGATATAGAATAATTGACTTTAAGACTTCTACAAGAGGTTGGAGTAAATATCAAAAATCAGACCCAGTTAAAAGTGCACAAATCCTATTATACAAAAAGTTCTATGCTGAATTGATTGGTATTTCCGAAGATGTAATTGATGTTGAATTTATTATATTGAAAAGAAAGGTAGAAGTAAGAGAGGACATCCCAACACATAGAATGAGCAAGCATGTACCCGCAAATGGTAAGATATCGGTGAATAAAGCCTGGAAGGGTTTTACCGACTTTGTAGAGAGTGTATTTGACAAAGATGGCAATTATAGAACGGAAATAGAGTACCCAAAGAACGCAACCAAACTATGTGAATGGTGTGAGTTTTTTCATAGAGGATTGTGTGATAGAGGATTAAAAAATTTAAATTAAACAATATATATTTTAAAAGTTATGGCAAAAAAGAAAATTCTGTTATTGGCGGATGATTTACGAATGGCAAGTGGTATTGCAAATGTTTCCAAACAATTAGTATTAGGAACAGTTGATAAATACGATTGGGTACAATTGGGAGCTGCAATCAAACATCCAGAAGCTGGTAAAGTTTTAGACTTAAACGATAGTGTTAGAGAACAAACCGGCGTAAAAGATGCAAATGTAAAAATTTACCCGTCCGATGGTTATGGTAATGCCGATATAATTAGACAATTATTAATGGTTGAAAAACCTGATGCAATCTTACACTTTACTGACCCGAGATATTGGTTATGGTTATATGATATTGAGCATGAAATTAGACAAACATGTCCTTTATTCTTTTACCATATTTGGGACGATTTACCAGACCCAAAATATAATAGAGATTACTACGAAAGTTGTGATTGGATTGGATGTATTTCAAAACAAACCTATGGTATTACTAAAAGAGTTTGGAGTTGGGATAAAGAAAAACATTGGACTAAACCTGAAGCTTGGCAAGTAAGTTATGTACCACATGGTATCAATACGGATTTATACAAACCAGTAGAAGTTCCAAAAGATTTTAAAGAAAGTATATTTGGAGACAAAGAATATGATTTTGTATTATATTGGAATAATAGAAACATTAGAAGAAAACAACCAATTGATGTTATATTAGCATTTGACAAATTCGTTGAAGCTTTGAGACCAGAGGAAAGAAGTAAAGTATGTTTATTAATGCACACTGCTCCTGTTGAAGAACATGGAACGGATTTACCAAGAACAATTGCAGAATGTTGTTCTGCAGAAACCAATGTAGTATTTGCACCAAATAGATATTCTGAAGAACAATTGAATTATCTTTATAATATAGGTGATGTGACAATCAATGTAGCATCAAACGAAGGATTTGGATTAGCAACGGCAGAGTCAGTAATGGCCGGTACACCAATCATAGTAACAGTTACAGGTGGTTTACAAGACCAATGTGGTTTTAGAGAAAGAGGTACGGGTAAATTAATAACTGCGGAAGATTATGTAGAAATAGGTTCTTTGCACGATAGACACAGAAAAGCAGGTGTAGTGTGGGGAGATTGGGTTAAACCAATTTGGCCGGTTCGTTCAACAACAGGCTCAGTTCCTACTCCATATATTTTTGATGATAGAGTTGATTTTGAAGATATTACTCCATTGATTATGGATTGGTATAAAATGCCAAAAGAAGATAGAGATAAAGCTGCATTAAAAGGTAGAAAACATTTTATGGGTGAAGGTTTGTTGAGTAGAGAAGCAATGTGTCAAACATTAGTAGATGGTATGGAAGGAGCATTTGAAAATTGGAAACCAAAACAAAAATTTAAGTTAATAGAGTTATAATATGAAACCAACATTAGTATTTCAAGCACCAGTAGCAACAAGAAGTGGGTATGGTGACCACGCAAGAGATTTATTACATTCTCTTTATAAATTAAATAAGTTTGAAATTAAAGTAATTAGCACTCGTTGGGGCAATACTCCAATGGATTCACTTAATTATGACAATCCATTTCATAAGTGGATAGTTGATAGTATTATTCCAAAAGTAGAACAAAAGCCTGACATTTATATTCAGGTTACTGTACCAAATGAATTTCAACCATTGGGATTCTATAACATTGGTATAACTGCTGCAATAGAAACCACACATTGTGCACTAGATTGGGTACATGGTTGTAATAGAATGGACTTAATTATAGTACCATCCGAACATTCGAAAAAAAGTTTGGTAGACACAATTTACAATGAACAAGACAAAAATAGTGGTCAATTGATTGCACAACATAAAATCCAAAAACCTGTTGAAATTCTTTTTGAAGGTTTTGATGAATTAGACTTTGGAACAAATGATGTTGTAAATATTACGGAATTGGATTCAATCAAAGAAGATTTTGCATTCTTATTCGTAGGACATTGGTTAAGAGGTGATTTAGGAGAGGATAGAAAGAATGTGGGAATGATGATTAAAACATTTGCAATGGCATTCAAAAACGAAAAGGTAAAACCGGCATTAGTTCTAAAAACAAGTTCGGCCGGATTTAGTGTAATGGATAGAGAAAATACAATCAAAAAGATAAAGGAAACATTGGGTAAAGATTATAAGTCTGTTCCAATTTATTTATTACATGGTGATTTAACTCCATCACAAATGAATGGATTATATGAACATTCAAAAGTAAAAGCAATGTTAAACTTTACAAAAGGTGAAGGATTTGGCAGACCTCTTTTAGAATTTAGTTTAACGGGTAAGCCGGTGATTGTTTCTAATTGGAGTGGTCATATCGATTTCTTAAAACAAGGTGCAGTATTGTTGGAAGGTGAGTTAAAACCGGTACACGAATCGGCAGCTGACCAATTTTTATTAAAAGAATCACAATGGTTTAATGTCAACATTTCAAAAGCATTGACTACAATTAAAGATGTTTATAAAAATTATGACAAATATAAAATTGAATCATTCCAATTGGGTAAACAAAATAAACAAAACTTTGGATTAGAAAAGATGACCAAATTGTTTGATGTAATTTTAAATCATTATGGTATTTATACTAAAATACAACCAAAGTTCCAACAATTACAATTACCTAAACTAAAAAGTTTAAACAAATAATGAGTAAATTTAATCCAATATATCGTAAATTTATAGATGATAGAAACTATGTGACCCCAAAACAAATGACACGTGGTAGATTTTATCTAATAAAAGATTATCAATATGTGGATGGAATGAAAGGAAAGTTTACCGAATCAAACGCACCAATAATTTATACATTATTTGTATCCACATCAAAGGATATAGTGCATTGTGTAAAAGTTTCCAACGTAAATCCAACAATTATAAAAAGATTTTTTGGAAAGTTTGTAAATGAAGAGACTGAAATGTTAGAAATGAAAGGTGGTTCTATGAAATTCTATGAAAGTGTAGTAAGTAAAGTTCCAGTAGTATCAAACGACTCATATAGAACTTATAAATTGAGTGGTCTTACTAAAATTATAGAACTATCAATGGATGTAAACGAACTTACACCAAAAAGAATGAATGTTATTGGAATTAGTAAAAAATCACAAGTAAAAAATAAATAGTTATGACATCAAAAGAATTCGTCCTTTGGCTAAAAGGATTTACAGAGGGAGTACATGAATTTAATATCACTCCAAAACAATGGGACACACTAAAAGAAAAGTTAGCAGAGGTAAAGGATGATAATACATTATCACCATTTCCATTTGGAACACCAAATACTGCGCCAATTACAAACCCACATATTACACCACCTCCAACAAATCCATATAGACCATATGAAATTTATTGTGGGGATACTACTGGTACAAAGATTATAACAACGCCTGGTCAAAGTTCTATTACAATAGCTAACCCATCATTTGGATTTGGAACAACATCAACTGCTTATGGGTATCCTAGTGGTTCTGCATGGGGTTATACAACATCAAACGAAAAAGTATTTTAATGAAATTAAGTTACGCAATAACGGCTTGTAATGAAGTCGAAGAAACAATTAGATTAGTAGGACAATTATTAAACTATAAAGAAGAAAATTCGGAAATAGTAGTCCTTTTAGATACACCAAAAGCACCTACGGAATTGGTAGAATATTTGGAACTACAAGCAAACGCAGACCACATTACACTTATTGAATCCGAATTTGATAACGATTTTGCACAATGGAAAAATCTATTAAACTCACAATGTAAAGGTGAGTGGATATTTCAATTGGATGCCGATGAGTATTTAACGCCGGATTTGATTGTAAATATGGAATCTCTATTGGATGCAAATACTGATAAGGATATGATTGTTGTTCCAAGAATCAATACTGTTGAAGGATTGACTCAATCTCATATTCAAAAATGGGGATGGAATGTAAATGAAAAAGGATGGGTAAATTTCCCAGATGTTCAAACTCGTATCTACAAAAACTCTGAAAAAATTGGATGGAGTGGTAAAGTACATGAAAGAATTGTTGGATTTGAATCATACACAAACTTTCCAGCCGATGAGATATATTGCATCATACATCCAAAGACAATAGAAAGACAAGAAAGACAAAATAATTATTACGATACTTTATAATGGTTCACATATATTATCACATATATGCAATTGATGGTGTTGATTCTATAATAGATGAACAATTAAATTTAATAAAAAAACATTTTGATTTTCCTTACATATTAAATGTGGGAATTTCTATTGCAGATGATAATATTTCAATAGATTATATCATTAATAAATTTGAAAAGATTAGAGATGTTAGGTCTAAGGGTAATGAATTTGTAACATTGGATTTAATAGAAAAAGATAAAGAAAAGTTTGGTGATTCCGATTATATTTTGTATATTCATACTAAAGGTGCATCAAAACAAAATTTAGAAAATGTAGTAAGTTGGAG